TTCGGATCAACGTCTGATCAATTTTAAAAAATTTTTTCATGAAGAAGTTGAAGAAGCACAAAATTATAATCTGGTTATTACTTCAATTCCTGGTTGGATTGATGATTACTTTCGAGCGAAGAATGATTATGATCGGCAAGCAATTATGTTCACAGGTTCAGCAAAAATAACTTTGGAACGTTTAGCTAATAAAGTTGAATATATGGACATAGAAGACTTTGGAGATTCTTCTTATACTACTGATGGTGAGCGTTATTGCGATGTTTTAAAAGAAACAGTAAAAACCCTTCTCCCGCAAACGCACGATTCTTTGCAACCTTTAGTTAAACGAATTTTGAACGAGAAGTAAAAAAGAAAGAGGTACACGCCTATGGCTATAACTGTTTTAGGGAAAGAAGCAAGCACACAAGCAAAATTTTGGGAAATTTTAGGACAAGAAATTCGTAAAATTGCTGATCTTCCTTTGGAAGAATTGAAAAACGAACTTAAATATAGTAGAGATGATGAGCAAAACTTACTAGAACGCATTCTTTTTCGCATTAATGATTCGTATGAGCCTTATGGTATGAAAGCAATATTCAATTTTTTAGAAGTGTTCCCATATCTTTTTAGTCAATACTTTTACCCTGAAGATGGGAACACTACCATGGAAAATACCTTTTCACACTTATACAGAGAGTTGGTTTTTGATCATTTTACCTGTGATTCGTTTTTCAATGATTTGAAAGTTGATTTTGACGATAAGTAGCTCAATACTATCAGGAATTAATTAATTCCTGATAGTATTATTTTTAATAATTTATAAGGAGAAATAGAAAATGAAAACAATATTAATAGCAACATATATTAAACATCGCGTGAAAAACGCGTATTTTTCTTTGAATGATGAGCAAAAAGATATGCTATTACTTGGAACAAAACAAGTTGTTACTGATGTAGATATTAACGAAGAAATACGCTTTGTACCAACTTCCTGGGGGTGGATCGCCTATTATGAAGGGACATATGGTCATTGGATGGCAGAAAAGGATTGGGAAAACGAGCGAATAAAAAATATAAAACCACAAAATAATATTGCTTTAAATTACCAGAAAAATAAACATACCGTTACAACTAATTAAAATATTAGGAAAATATTTATTTTTCTGGTATAATTATTTTAAACACAAGTATTTTGTTTGGAGGAAAAATAATGTTAAACGCAGAACGATATTATCAAAAGTTTCAGGAATATAGTCGATTAAAAAAATTAGTTGGTAACATTCGTAGTATTCCTAAAGAAAAAAAATGTACAAAAAAATATATCACCAGGAAATGTTTCTTTAAACAAGAAGGAAACTATTATATTGACCAGGATTAATTCGTGATTTTTTTACTTTTTTAAACGTATTGCGTCTTATTAAATAGAGAGGTTTCTCGAAATATAAGACGTGAAAAAAGGAAAAATCATGAGATGAATATTACTTATTGTTTTTGGTGTAATTGGATTTTTTTTTATTCTTCCTGGCATTGGTATCTGGTCAGTTGTTGATGCAGGACATGTTGGAGTAGTTACACGATTTGGTGCGGTTAATCGTGTGGTAGATCCTGGTTTTGTTTTCAAACTTCCCTTCTTTGAGGGAGTGTATTCTATGGAAACAAGAACACAAAAAGAGCAAGTTGATGCTTCAGCCGCCTCAAAAGACTTACAATCTGTATCTTCAACGATTGCTTTGAACTTCCATTTGAGTGGTCAAAATGCGATAGAGGTCTATCAAAATATTGGTGAGAATTATACCAATATTATTCTTGCTCCTGCTATGCAAGAAACATTTAAATCAACTGTTTCTCAGTTTACTGCTTCTGATCTTATTGGAAAACGTGAAGAAGTCAAACAGATTGCCTATACAGAACTGAAGAGTCGTCTGGCAAAATACAATATCATCGTAGATGACTTCAATATTGTAAACTTCGATTTTTCGAAAGATTTCAACAACGCCATTGAGCAAAAAACAGTGGCAGAACAAAATAAAGAACGTGCTCAAATCGAAGCACAAACTGCCATGATTCAGGCTCAAGGTCAGGCGGATGCTCAAAAGATATTAAAAGACTCAGGAAGTCTTTCTGACGCCTATCTACAATTTCTCGCAATCCAAAAATGGGATGGTAAACTACCAAGTGCCACAAATGGTACTCCATTTTTTCAAATACCCATAAAATAATAAAAACAATTCTTTATATCCCTTGATATTTCAGGGGATATTTTATTTTTCAGAATATATTATTAAATATTATTGACAATTATTTATTTTTATGTTATAATTAATTTGTAGGATAAATTAAATAATATTTGGAGGAAATAAAATGAATAACAGAGAAATTGCTATGGAAAAGTATGCATTGCATATTCAAGCAAAAAAAGAAGTGAAACATCTTTATCAAAGTATTGAGCAGCTTGGCGCTCAAATTAAAAAAGAGACAAGAGGTTTAGATATCCAAGAAAAATTAAAATTGCTCAGAATTGCAAGAATACCATATGACGAAAAAATAAAAGAGCAGGAATATCTTGCAAAGAAATATTATAAAGAGTACAACGATGCTTGGATGGCTTTTTATCGAGAGGAATTTTGCTCATGATAGTTACTATTATTATTCCAGAATATTTTTCCGAGAATTTCGCCGGAAATAACAATATCGAAATAGAAATTTTCGATATTGGAAGAACAACTTCAGGTATGAAAATTGCTAGAATTATTAATCCTCACGATAATGAATATCATGTTGTGGTAAAAGAAAATAATAATTGGACTGTTGTTCTTTAGAAAGGAAAAAATAATGACCTTTGAAGAATTGAAAAAACTTGCTAAGACTGCTGGATATGATGCAGTTGAATCTTTTGGTAATTTTTTACTATTGTTTGAGGGAAAATATTACGAGGAGTTCGAAAATACTCCCGAAAGTCTCGAACAGTTAGAAAATAAAATTAGCAAGCGTATTGAAGATCAGAAAAAACATCGTTACTTCTTAGAAAATCAGGCACGACTGAGAGAAATTATATACGATAAAAATGCTCCCTTAGATAAGGTAGAGTTGGCAAAAGGAGAAATGCAAACTCTCATTGAAGAATATCTAAAAGCTTTTCCAACCATTACCGGGATACTCGTAGAGCAACCCGATGGAAGTTATACAATAGAAGAAAAATGAATGACAATTTACGATATTGAATGTTGCAAATAATATTCAATAGAATAAGGAGAAATAAATGGACAAAAAAGAATTAGGGAAAAATAAGCAAGTTACAGTTCGTGAAAATAGTAAGGGAATAATTATTCATCATACGAATGGTTTAACGATTTCTCTTAACGAGCAAGAGAAAAACGATTTGTTGCAGTGGCTTTTAAACAGATCAATTGAAAAAGTTCTTATTCCAGAAGATTTTCGTCATAAGTTTTCCGAAAATGAAGAAATTGAAATCGAACTTTTTGATATTGAAACTACTGGTACTGGTAGTCAGATTGCTACCATTATTAACTATTATGATGATAACGAAAAAAACGAGAAGTATGTTGTCATGAAAAACGATCCTGATTATCCTGAATGTCAAAAGTTTAAAGATCGTTGGATAATTTTATATTAGGAAAAATACTGCTGAATACCTTTTTCTCTGATACCTATAGCTGGTATGCCTGTACCACTTGTGAATGTTTTTATGCGTTAACAAGAGAAGAACGATTAAAGGATGACGAACGTTATTGCCCATTTAAGCATAGTATGAAAAATAATTATATGCTTTCGAAACAATGGCAGGAATTAACTGCTTTATGGGCATTGTTTACCGCACTGTACTTTAATCAAGATAATCCACCATATATCACATTTGCTCAATTTGAGCTTGCAGAAAAATTTCAAAAAGAATTAAAGGATGCAAAATGACAGAACAAGATGATGTTGTTTATACTATCATTGGTCATGCAATACAACGTATACGCAAGCAAGCCAATATATCACAACAAGAGTTGGCGAATTATCTTGGAATGAATCGCGTTTCTATAGTAAATATCGAAGCTGGTAGACAGCATTTACCTATTCATACACTTTATAATATAGCTAAACGTTTCGATGTATCAATAGCAATGTTTTTTCAAGAAGAACCTATAACGCAAGAAGAAATAATTAATACGCAATTACGCTTAGAATTAGTTCATCTTCATGAGCAACTCTCAAAAATACGCTCAATTATGACAGAGGAAATATGATCGAAAAAATTCTTATTCCTGATAGTTTTCACAAGCAATTTTCTGATAATGAAGAAGTTGAAACTGATGTCTTTGATCTAAATGTAGTAGAAGTAATTGGTGGAGAAATCGGGACTATCATAAATCCTTATGACAATCACCATTATGTGGTTTGTAAAAATCTTCCTTCATATACAGAAACAAAAAATCGTTGGTTCGTAGTTTTTTAAAAAATGAGCACTAGAATCAAGCCTAGTGCTCATTTTTATATTACAATGTTGCAACTTTTCTACTTGCCACTATTATACCACCCAAAACGAGTACAGTTTCAATCATGGTACGAAGCATCTCTCTTCCTGTTGGAACATATTTCGTATTAAGCGCAAGCAGCACCCCTAATCCTACTATCCAAATTAAAAGAATAGCAAGAAAAACCAGTTTCTCTCTCATATAATTTCCTTTCTTTTTGTATTTTTTTTATATAGCATATTTTTAATGATAAATCAATAATTTTTCTAAATTAATTCGGCATCTTAAAACACAATTACGCCGTTTTATTGTACATTCAAATTCATTATCACAATTTATAATCATATATTTTGTATCATTTATATATATATATATATATATATATATATATATATAACAAGTATTTATAAATAAAAATATGCGATGTATCTAATTAGATACATCGCATATGATTTTAGGACCACGTTAACGATCCATTTCCATCAAAAGACCACGACCCCAAATGTTACAGAGAAGCTTTTTATCTTCTCTTCTCCTCATTTCTAAGGAGTATCGGACCATCTCATTACCCAATTTATTGGGTACTGCGCACTCGTGGGGTTTTACCATCCGTTCTGAACTCCATACCCTGGCCTCTGAAGCTTCTTGATATTCCTATCAAGCTTGCTTGCGGATTACCATGCGACTCTCGTTTAGGTTTTCCGCAGTTCACGCAGTTTTCATTTTGCTATTACTAACAAACGGGACAAGTCAATTTATCCACCGTGGCGCTTACAGCAACCTTTACTTGTTGCTGTTTGATGTAAATGTCACCAGAATAACTATGGGTACTATCAATAAAAAAGTTTGCTGATAAAACTGTTCCATTGAGTAAGGCTGTTTGGATTACGGCTTGACCATTTGTATCACCTTCATACAAACGTCCAGAAAATGTTCCACTCCATTTTTTTAGTCCAGGTATTGATGTGTGCCATGCAGAAGAAAAAGCGGTCGTATCATAAAGGTCAGAATCAATAGAGATATCCCATTTATCAATTTCAGCAATTGCATTATCTCCAAGTTTGACACTGCCACCATATCCTGCGATTGCAGTCATATTTAAGCCTCCAAAGTAGTGAAAAAAGTAGTATCGTCATTACTGTTGGAGTGAACATTTAATTATTTAAAATATTTAATTTATATCATATTGATTATTTTTTTGATAAATAATTTTATAGCGCATTGTGCCATGTCTGGTCAGACCATCAGATTCTCGCATTACTTGAGCCGATTCTTGCCGACAAGAAACACAATGATATGGTTCTGCAAGTGGTAATGTTTGTTTATCAAATAACACATCAATTTGATCCATAATTGTTTCCAGATATTTCATACCGAAGTCTTGATCAAAAATGTGTAAGAGAAATGTTGCTTCATGGTCTGTTTGTTCAAATATATCAAAAGGTTGGGTAATCGTGTCTCCAAGAACAATAAAAGGAAATGGTTCATTTTCTGGTACTTCGTCAAAAATCCCTACATTAAGTTCTTGTAAAAGTATATCGTGAGCAAGAACTTCGTAGATTGTTTGCTGCAAATTATAAAACATTTATTTCTTCGGCATAAAGATCAAACTGCATAATCGCTTTTCTGGTCAATCCATCCGATTCACGTTCCACTTGAACATGTGTAATCATGCAATAAACTTCATCAAATTTGGCAATAGTTAAGTTTGCTCTGTTTAGTAGTTGTTCTACTCGTTCAATGAGTGTAAGAATTTCTTTAAAACCAAAATATTGACTATAAAGCTCTAAGGTAATTGCTGGTCTACGTCCTTTTCTACCAAATGTATCCATCGGAGTCTCCGACGCATCTCCAATCACAATATAGGGAAAAGTTGCATCTTCTGGCACTTCATCATAAATATGTATATTTGCAAGTGTAAGTGTGACATCATTAGAAAGAAGTGCAAAGATGGCTTGCTGTACTCCTGCTAGAGCGGTACTCATCTTCTCCTCTTTCTCGGATGTATTTTTTTATAAATCATACGTTTTATTCTTTTTTGTGTACGAACACGACTTTTATGTAAGGCCATATGCGTTTTGTGTACTGACTTTCTTGCACTACGATTAACGCTTTTAATTAATCGATTCAATTCTTTTCGTGTTTGGCTAGAAAAACGTCTGGAAAAACTACTAATGGTTTTTTTTGCTTTTTTCACAAATTTATTGAGGATATTGCTATATTTTTTTCGTGCTTTTTGATAGCGTTCAAGAAGAAGTTGTGCTTTCGATTTAGGTACTTTTTTGGTTTTTGTTCCTTTTACAGAACGTACTTTTATTTTCTTGGCAGGAGTAGAAATAGAAACTGATCCAATACTAGAACCACTATAAACACCATTTGTTTTCGCCAAATTATCAACATAACTAGTAAGCATATTGATATATTTTTTTTGTTCTTGTGCGTAGGCTGGATAGAGAAATGGTTGTGGTTGCACCCAACGTCTATTTGGTCCTGGTCTGGTAAAATGCCCAAATTCAACATAATAAGCGTAAGGACAATCAGTAACTACGCTGACAGAAAATCCTCCATCCTTATCACTAATTGGATTAATCTTAATACTATCGCGTAGTTCTCCAGTATCATAAGGTGCAAGTGATTTTGCTGTATCACGAATACGTTCAGCACTCTCAATACTTATTTGTTTTGTGCCATTTGCAAAATTCTCTTCTAGTGCAGCTAAACGAGAAAGTAATGCAATTTGACGACTAACATCAAGAGCCATTGTAAAACCCATTACTTTGCTGTTCCTCGTGCGCCAAGTTCTTCGCATGTCATTGAAATAAGTGCATGCTCTTCGTTTTCATCTTGTATTGAACGAATATTAAGTATTTTCCCACGATACAACACGCGCATATTGGCTGAAATACCAAGACGATAGCGTATTGTAATATGATAATTCTGATGTGGATAGTTTTGCATGTGTTCGTATGGTTCGCTACCACCAAGATCGCTTACCTGTGCCCAACAAGTAAACACCGTTACCCATTGACGTGTTAATCCACCTGATCCATCAGGACTATCAATATTTTTTTGTATCTGAATTTTTCTATTTAACATTCCAGGGTTAATATGTACTGTATTAGCCATAATACACACGATACTTATCAAATTTGCTTTGAATACCTTCTGGAAGACCAATTTGATTACGACCAGATTCATCACGACCTTCTCGATAGTCGTACCAGTAGGCAATAAGTTCTAAGAGTGATCGTTTCAGCATAAAAGGAAGTTGAGTATATCCTGCTTGATAGGTTGCACGAAAACGAGGATTATAAGGACCAATCCACAAACTCCAAGCGCTTCCTAAAAAGCTATAAGCAGAAGTTAGTAAATATACAATACAAGGATGTTGTGTTAAATCAACAACGTAGTTAGCTGGATCAATAATTTGAAAAACGCCAGGACTGGTTTCGCCTTCCAAGCTAATCACTGAAGTCACTGGTGGCATAGGTATTTCAATTTTTGATTGACGATATCCAATAGGACCAGAAAGAATACCTGCTGGAAGCAATGGTATTTCAAGCATTGCCATAAGCGTTTGTGGTGCAAAAGAACGACGTGTTTCCTGTTCCCCATACTCTCGTGCTTGAGCAATAAGTGCTTCAAGTAAAGCGTCATCATCTGGAAAATCAATTCTAAGATGCTGTTTTACTTCAAGTATTGTAAGTGGCTCTTGTGTAATAGGAACAGTTACCGCAACAGTCATTAATCATTGCTCCCAGAGTTTTTTCGTGTTCGTGGTTTACGTGCTTCTATAGCGGGATCTTCCAAAATTGTTTCTCTTGGTAATTCCTCTTTGATTTCGCTTGGACCAATTGGCTCCTGTAGCAAACGGGCTGATCCAGATTCCAAAAAAAGCTCGGCCAAAGCCAGGGAAAGAAGCGTCGTACCGACTTGATATTCTTGTTCGACGATATATTCGAAAACTTTAATTCCATCTGGTGATCCTTGCTGCGTTTTTAACATTACAATCCGCATTATGTTCATCCTTCTAAATTGGGGAGAATGTTAAAACATTCTCCCCAAAAACTACTAGGGCTTAGGAGCAGGCTTATGCATAGGAACACCAAGTACACCAATAACACCATAGACAGCACCAGTGGTTGCACCAGAAGTTGTTACAACAACCTTGACGTAACGTTTTCCACCCTTATATCCAACAACCTGATTTGTATTACTGACAAGAGCAGCTAACGTACCCCATTGATCAGTTGCAACAGCAACATCAGTGTAGGTAACATTATCGTCAGACTCTTGAAGTTTCGGCGTATGCGTTCCATCAGTAACAACACCAACGGTAATAAGTACGACCTTACCGTAGTAACCATAGGTATCAAATACTGTTGATGTAGCAGTGGCCGTTCGAGCAGCAGGAGCTAACAGGTTTGCTCCAAATGTGACATTATCATATAGATCTTTTAAGGCCATTATTTTCCTCTAAAAAAACAAAACAGCAAGAATTAATTGTTATCTTTAATTAATTCTTGCTGTTTAAACAGGAACGATGTTCTTTATTTTAAAGACGATTACACCTATAGTACAAAATCGTCTACAATTACATCACGAATGTATTTGAAGACGACGCACGCTCTCAGGAAGTACTACCTGACCACCAACACGTTTACGAGCGATGTAACCAATTTGACCAAGATCAGCATAACGCTCAGTCAAACGCGTCATTACCATTTGGACACGATCTACAATTACGTAGGCACGTTTAAAATCACCGAAGGCAACGGCATAAGCATTTGCAGCGACATCAGGCATATCTGGAGTTTCCAAATATGGATGGTCCAAGATGGTATTTGGAATATCAGAAGCAATTCCTGGTTGCCACAAGTACTGACCATAGGCATCTTTTAGTTGACGGATCAGACCAAGTGTTTTACGATTCATGAGCCAAGTAGCATTTTTTGCATATGCACTCTTGAGGTTATATGCACAGTTAATCAAACCATCAGAAGTGAGTGCAGAAGCATTTCCAGAATAATCAATAGGAACATTTGAATTCATCAAAATGCCTTCAGGCTTACCTACACCATTGCCATTAACAAATGCAGCACCTTCAGTAACCGCAAATTGTTCAGCACATTCCATCTGAATTTGTTGACTCATATCAAAGTACGCATCTTCCATATCAGCATAAGTGATTAGAACCAGAGCGTACATCTCATG